GCAACAGCAGAAGCCATAAGGTCACTCTCTTCCGGAGTAGTACCGAACCAAGTGTTACCAAGATCACCAGCAGGGAACATAACGAAAGTATTTGCAGGCATGAACTTCACGGTGTTTCCACTCTCATCAACGTATCTCTTGTCATTGACAACGACGTCGATCTCAAGCTCATCCATGATATACTGACGAAGCTTCTGATCACTGATAGAACCAACACCATTAGACAGAACAAAGATCTGCTTCTGGATGTTGACGTTATTGCGGAGATGTCTCCAGGTCTGGCCGTCGCACATAGCACGAGCAATCACAGCACCAGTGTCATCAAGGATCTGTTCCTTAGCAACACGGATATCCTCAATAGGATCAGAATTCTGGTGATCACTCCAGTTAACAGCTGCATCACCCTTGTGACCAGAAGGAATCTGGTAGTCAAAAGTAAATGCCTGGCCGTTAGCAGCCATAGATACAACACCGGTAGTAAGTGCCATCATTCTCATTCTCTCACGAGAAGCACGAGCACCACGAAGGAGCTGAGTCTCATCATCAAAGATTCGAGTCATAACACTCTCGATGTATGCAGAGTTGCCAGTCTCAAGAACCATATTGAGTTCCTGACGAAGTTCCTCATCAATGTACATAGACTCTTTGAAGAAAGGCATCTCAGCCGTAAGCTTCTCGAATCCAATCCTCGGACGAGGAATAGCATGTACATCAAATGCGCTGGTCTTAAGTACGATCGGAAGACCTTTTGCTCCCTTAAGCCACTTCAGGGAAATACCCTGTTTCTTGTTATTAGGGAAGAGTTCCTCAGAAGGATAGGGAGCTTCGTCCTGAGAAAGAGTTTCCCAATATGCAGTCAAATTCTGACTGGTCATAAGATCGAAAATAGTCATTTCGTTTTCCTCCTTGTCTTATTTGCGTTCTCTTACGCTTTAATGAAAGTAACAGCACCGATGGTGTTAACGCCGGCAGTAACAAGTGCCTGAACGCTAGTATCAAGACGATTGATATTTACAACACCAAAGTAGAGTGCAGTTCCGTTTGCATTGCCTGCTGTTACATCAACATCATGGAGAAGAACAGCATTTGCCTTTACTGCAGGATCATTTCCGGAAGCCTCAGTAGGAGCAACAACAGGAGTCTGGAGATTGCTGAAGTCAACAACAATCGGAGTACCTGCCTTTGCGATCTTCTTTCCATTAGCATCAGCCTCGGCAACAAGACTCTGAGAAACGATACAACCAACAGAAGCCTGAAGGTCAACATTAGCCAGAATCTGCTTTACGTTGCCATAGGTAGTTTTCGTAATACCACTACGATTAAGCATAATTCAATTCCTCCTTGTCTTATTTCCAGTAGCTATTCTTGTTAGTACTGGTTTTTCTCTGTGCGGCAAGTTTCTGTCCAAGATTCTCAATACCGCCTTTACCTTTTGCACCCTTTGAAGAAGTCTTGATTGAAGATCCAGTTCCCTTCTTACCAACAGAAGTTTCATCATCTTCTTCATCCTCATCACCGAACCAGACAGGGTACTTTGTCTTAAGTTCACCGAGGGCTGTCTTGATATCAGTCGTATCATCAGCTTTAGCGAGGACAAGAGTTACTGCATCCTCAACAAACTGAGACTTAATACCAAGCATCATAGCTTCAGCTTTCGCTTCTGCAAGACGAGCTCTTTCATTAGCTTCATTAAGCTCACTGTTCGCAGTCTTCAAACGATCTGCATCAGTTGTCTGAGACTCAATAAGAGCTTTCACCAAAGCGATCTGCTTCTCATCCTTCGGATTGATACCGAGTTCTTTATAGACTGCATTTCGTCCCTGGTTCTTCTCTTTTGTCATCATCTTTGTTACCTGAGCCTGTGAGAAAGTCTTCTCTTTCTTTGTAGACTGCTTAGGTGTGGACTCATTCGAATCATTCGAACCGCCCTGAGCATCATCCTGCTCTTCTCCAGCTTCATCTTCTATATTCTGGTCTTCATCGTCCTCGATCTCTTCAATCTTAGTGCGATCATCTTTCATCGTTGCCATTTTTCATTTCTCCTTTACAAAAATTTCATGGTAGCAAGGTTAGCTTACCATCTTTAAGTGTAAGCCTCTCTTTATTGACTTTAGCTGTCAGGGACTCTTCATACTGCCGAAGTCTTTGATGCTTCGATAACATTGAGGAAAACACCTGAGATAGAAGTTCCTCACTTTCGTTTTTACCAAAGTACTTTTTGTACAATTTCTCGTATCTCTCTTTTGTTTTGATGTAGTCATTTTGCAGTGCATTGAATTTCTCGTCCCTGATCAAAATAGAATACACTTTCTTGCACTTTGGACAAACAAAGTAGCTCACACTAATCTTAGTATTCTCAACTACACCTTCATATATTTTATCGGAGCTGAGACGAAAAGTTTTTCCACAAGAATCACATACGATCGGCGTCAACATCTTTCTCTTTCTTCCAGGATTGTGTGCCTGGTCACTTACTCTCGAGAACATTTGTTGAACCTCACTTCAAATTCTTTGTCGGAAGATACTTCTTTCAACAAGCTTCCATCGATCTTATCAATGAGCTTGATCCTCAATTCGCTGAGGTGCTGTCTTTCCTTCTCGAACCTGATCAACTGCTTCTTAGAAATTGTCATGTGCTTGGCCTTCTGTGCAGCAAGCTTTGAGAAGTCTTTCTTTACGTCTCTAAGAAGAGAGATCGTATCTCCGTTATCTGCCTGAACAAAATTGCGGTCTCCACAATTCGGACAGTCGACATACGACAATAAGTATGACCGTCCACTTTCATCTCTGAAGGATTCTTGATACTTCAGATTCTCTTTGTTCGTCTGGAACAATCTTCCACACTTTGTACACTGGACATTTGTTGCAATGCCTTTCGGTACGACTTTCTTTTCTTCGTCCATTCTTATTGATCCTCCTTTATGGTTCAGGGAGAGGTCCCTCAGTGGAGACAGTCTCATCCCACCATATCTATTATATCATGTCTCGACTTGTTTGTAAACCCTTTTTGAAACTTTTTTCGAAAAATTTTTGAGTTCTTTGAGATCTCATGTATGTTATTCATAAAGAAGGTTCCCAAATGACCCTAGAAGACCTCTGGAGGACTCTGGAAGGCTTTTCATGACCTTTCCTATATATTTCTCCATCCAATAAGAAAGAAGTCTTCTAGGGCCATCTGGTGACTTCTGGTGATCATCCATTATATCCAAGCTCTTTCGCAAACTCATCAATTTCAGGGAAGTCACCTTTTTCACCATTGAACCAATCTGCCATTCGGTCAATTGCTGAATCCATATCAATGACTGGTTCCATTACACATTGACCATTCGGGTGATCAAGAGGAAGATCATCTGCTGTATAAATCTGTCCATTACGATCCATACAAAGAGGACAAACTCTTGAGCCATTTGCTATCCATCGATATCCGGTAACAAACGGGTTATTCTTTGTTGTCTCTATAACACTTTGCTGATATGAATGTTGAATCAATGTCCTTGCAAGACGCTGTGCATTGTAATCAACCTGATGCTTATAAATCCTCACCCCATCTTTCATCGTAAGATTCCAGGGCTTTCTTCTATCAGGATTCACATAAGCTTCAAGCTGCTTTGCAATGTCATAGATACTTGTGTTCATTGCTCTTCCTCTGGCAACGATTCCATAAATATCATGAAGTGCTTGCTGATTGTCTGACCATATTGCTTTACTAAGAGACCAACCAGTATCATAGACCTGACCTGTGACAAGCTTTCTCACCACACTATCAGGCACAGAACGAAATGCCATACTTGTATTCGTGAATCCTAAGTCTCTTAATAGTTTCTCATTTGCTTTGCAGACTTGATCTGCCATCACATAAATGTTGTTTCGAATTGATCCATTGATCTCTTTTGAAACTTCATGACTCTGAGCTGTAAGTCTTCTCTGAAGATCAAGTAATTGGAGCCTCTGTTGTTCTGCACTCCAAGTAGTTTTGGTTGCATAATAATCAGCCATCTCCTCACACTCTTTAGCCCAACGAGAATATAAATCTCTGATCTCTTTCTGCTGAGCTTTTGTGATAGCATCACGTGCCTTCTCAGCATCTTTGAGTACCAGTCCAGCACGTCTTGCCATTCATTACACCTCCTCAACAGTACTTGCTGATTCAGTTATCTCTTCAAAAGCTTCCTCACCAGCAAACGTCTCCGGATTCTCCAGGTTCTCTGTCTTACTTACTGCTTCAGAATCATCTCCATCTCCAAACATTCCTGTAGTCGAATATGATTCTTCAACCATCTCTCTTTCAAGAGCAATCTGCTTAAGTTCCTCAGTAACTTCATCATCTGTGAGATTGTACCAAGTCTGCATATATCTCTTACGAGAAATAACATTTGCCTGAACCTCAGCAATGTTGATTGTCTTCTCTTCGATCTCATCTTCAGGAAGAGGTGTGTTCTGATTGATCGTCAACTCATAAGCAACAGGAAGTAACGGATCTGATGTATATTCTTTGAAGCAATTCGGATAGACGATTGTTCCTTCGATAACGATATCAAAGAGCAACCTCAACTGAGGACCCCACATCTTCATCTTCTCTTTACACCTAACAATCAATGGCCAGTAAATTGCTTTGAGTGCTTTACCGGATGTGATTGCTCCCTGAAGAGATTCAAGGGTGATATTAGGCATATCGATCTGTTCATATGCGGTTGTCTTAATTCTATCCAAAGATGTTCTCAATGTATCACTGTAGTTCATATTGCTTTCAAGAACACCAATCATTGGATTCGGATGATCAAGGTTCTGATCACTCATCAGATCCCAGAAAGATCCAGCACTTGAACTCAGATTCTTTGTAGATCTGCTATCCATATCAACAGCATATCTTGTAGGGTTCATGCTCTTTCTCTCTGAATCAATATCAGCATTCGAAAGCTTTGAATACCAGAACTCATAATCTTTCAGGATCTCGATTTCAGATTCTCCATCTTCGTCTCCTGTAAGACCATCATTGAGGAAGATCGATACAGGAATCCTGGACAATTGAATAGGCTGCCTTGTAGTAACTTCTTCCACCAAAACTCCTGTACCGTCATAGATCTCTTCCTCTAAGTAAACTTTGCCATCTTCAAGTTCGTACTTCTTTTTGAAGATTCTCTTCTCATTAAGATGACGTGATTCTTTGAAGATAATAAAAGCAACGAACTTCTGAACCACATTCGGATTGTCAGGCTTCAGCTCATAAATAAACTGAGTAGAGGGAAGGAACGTAATTGTTACTCCATCTTCCTCATTAAAATTCACCATGCCTGCAATACGCTTACCAATAAAACAATCCTTTGCAGCCTGCAAAAGAATCTTCTCAAATCTGTTCTCATCCATGATCGTTTTGATCACATCATTCAGAGTAGTAAGTGCATCTTTACTTTCTTCCGAAACTTTTCCTACATCGCCCTTCGCTTCTATCTTCACATCAGGAGATTCAGCGAAGAGGAACCTTGCTTCCTTATCAATAAGAGACGATACCATCTTGTAATGAAGAGTGGCCGGAACATAGTCTCCATTGGTACCTTCAACCGTGAAGTCTTTTCCTTCCTTATAGATCTTATAGTACCGGCAGATCTGTGTCAGGTCATCCAATACATCTTTGGCATCTCCTTCAATTTCTGAATTGATAAGAGCATAAGGAATTCGGCTATATGCAGTTAGCACTTCTTTATTGGTCTCAAGATTGATGACCTTTTCCTCTTCGCTTCTAGCCATTTTCTAGCTCCTCCTTTTACTTTTTCAGATATCCAGAATGACTGAATCCGGTATAGAGAACACCATCAATCTTCACCTGGATATAATACCATCTTGTACCTCCGGCTTTAGAGTAGTAGCCATAGCACTGGACTTTCGTTCCCTTCGGAATAATAACCATTGCTTTCTTATTGGTTCCTGCTCCATGCCTCATGTACAGATCATCAGTTGTCTTATATGTACCGGCAATAGACTTATCAAATCCGGTAGCATATGATGAAGCTTTCACTTCTTTTGTTGTTTTCTGTTCCTGAGACTGAGAAGGTGTAGACGGCTTTGCTGCTCCACCATTCAATATCTCATTCACTCTCTTCTGAACTGCTGAATAATCATAACCAGCATTTGTCAAATGATTCTTCCGATCATCTCCATTTCCCCACTGACCATTGATAACCTCTTTTGCAAGTTCATCAACTGTCTTCTTCTTGGATGGAGTAACTGGAGTAGAGGAAGATCCACTAAACTTCGGAACAATGAATCCTCTAATGTATCTTCCATTCACGGAAAGCTCACGACGTTTTACCATGTTAGAGCAATTGCCTTCAATGACGGTGATCTTCGAACCATCGCATTTCTCTACAACACCAACATGATCTGGAGAACCGGTATTATCTCCTTTACCACTATCATCCCAATCATAAAGAATCAGGTCTCCAGAACTTGGAATGTATGCATCATTCTCTATCCAGATTCCATTCTTCTTTGCAATTTCAATGAGGTAGTAGCAAGAGATTTCAATTGGTACTACATCTGCAACTCCAGCAGCCATTGCAGCAGCTGAACTACAGCATGCACACCAAGCCCAGGAATAACTCATCTGGCAATTCCTTGTTCCCCACTTCTTTACTGCTGCAGCCAAACCTTTATTGTATGTATCAATAATTGATTTGAAAGATCCATCTGACTCATTCTTCCCAAGCCAGGACTGCAGCACCTTTACGTATTGTTCACGCTGAGACACTTTAGTTTCCTCTTCTTTCTCCTCTCCGTCATCATCTATCTTTCCAAAGTACCAATCCATATCAACATCATCGGAGATTCCATTGACATTGCCTTTGCTTGTATACTGTTGGAATATGCATGAATAAGCTGGACTACCCGATGTGTAGTGAGCCAGCCAGAATACATACTTCTCAAACAAACTCTTGTCTGTGTACATATTCTTGTAGTAGTCAATGTTTATGTAGATGCCGGCTTTGTAGCCTTGCTCTTCTACATACTCACAGAACTTCTTTGTAAAAGCTGTACATTCTTTTGGACCAAGATTCACACCTCTTGCTTTGGCTTTCGTTACTGTATCATACTCGAAGTCCATAAAGATCACCACATCTTTTCCAAGACCGGCTTTCTTCATATTATCGATACAGCTCTGTGCTTCAGCAATGACCTCAGCCTCATTGATTGAGTAGCAAAAATGGTATACACCCAAGATCTTAATGCCATTGTCATTACAACCTTTGACGTACTCCAGGAATCTTGCATCAATCGTTTTACGATAGCCTTCACGAAGAATTGCAAACTTGATCCCATCATTCTTGACTTTACTGAAGTCTACACTTCCCTGCCAATATGAGATGTCAATTCCTTTTATCTTGCTCATTTAGCATCACTCCTCTTCAGTGGTTGATTCCTTATCCTCAAGAGTGACAGTTCCATTTCCCATATCAGCCAGGCCTTCAGCAATGACGTAACCAATAACTGTAGCCCCTGCCATAATGAGAGCAGCAACCTGAGAAGCTTCACTTTCAGACCTTCCAAAGAAGATCAACAGCATCGAAACAAATGATGCAATCGAAAGCCAGAGCTTTCTACTTGTAAGCTTCCTCTTCCAATCAATCTTATCGTTCACTTTCTTCACCTCCTATTCTTCGAAAGCACTCTCCTTCTCTGCACACCACAACTCTTGAGTCATCGGTCTCATCATTGATATTGTACAGAGCTATTTGATAAAGGGTTCCTCCAACTTCCTTGTCTTCGGTAACTCCTGTTATCACACCTTTGATGAAGACTTCATCTCCGACCTGCATACTACTCACCTCGCTTAGAATTGAAGTCCTTTTCTTTAAGGTCTGCAACTGTCACAGTGTCCAAAGCATACCAGATCGCCGAGAATGTATGAGGGTCAATATTAAACTCATCATACTTCACCTCTCCATTGTTCTTTTTCAGGTAGGTGAGATCTCTCAGTTCTCTTATTACGTTCTTACACTTAGGAGATACTGCAATTCTCTTGAATCGCTTGATCTTCCTTGTGTTGCTCAACCTACTTCCAGCAAACTTATTACGACAAGCACGAATTGTGAATCCGCACTGTCTATAATATTGAATAGCTTTAGGATCTTCGTTATCTGCAACGATGACCTTGTTGTAGCCTTGCTGATTGTAGAAGTCTATCCTCTGCTTCAGCTGCTGCATGTCATCTCTACTTGCCATAATATCATCTGTCACATGATTTACATAGATCTCATCCCAAATGTACAAGATAGACCTCTTCGTATCAACACTCATACATACCACAGCATTATACGATTCCTCAAAACCAAAGTCAAATCCAAAGTACATATTCTCCGGTCCAAGTGTTGCAATAGCTTTCCTGAATACTTCAGGATTGTTAGCAACTCTGAACTGAGGAAGTACTCTAGTACCGGTCACACCGAACTGTCCCCACCGAGCAACTATGTATAATGGATAGTCATAATCTTTCAATTGGTCCAGTCTCTTCAGGTACTGCCAAGGCAACCAAGGATTGTCTGTTGGTACTGAATGATGATAGTAGACTCCATTCTTTACTATGCACTTCTTATCATAAAGCTTATTCTCATCCAGCACTGTGACTACTTCTCCATCT